AGTTACCAACAGCTTGAGTTTCATTAGCAGTATCACCAGCAAAATAGTCCTGGTCGAAACTGTTTAAAGTAGCACCGGCTGCTTGCGCAACATTTGCTCCAATCTGCATATCAAGACCAGCAGTATCAAATGCTGTAGTTGTCATAAAAAACAAGTTTGTAATTCTAGACCATGCTGGAATCACAATGTTGTTAGCTAAGTTTTTATCTGTTGTACTAGATGTTTGACCCAACGGTGTTGCGTTGAATAGAGATCTGCACGGTACTGTTACTTGAGCTGTTTCTAAAACTCCCACTTCTAAAGTACCTACGGTACCTGCTCCCGAAACTGCAATTGATGTTACAGTTTTAAAAGACTTAGTTGAAGTTGCAACGCCGGCATTAGCCATTGTTAAAGCTTCAGTTTGTGCATAACCAAAAACATCAGTTCCAGTAATAGTTGCTGTAAGAGCAGAGTCATTTCCAGATGATGTTAGCGTGATTGCAGATGCCATTTCAAAACCACCCACAGACGTAATGCCTGGGACGTTTGCTGTAGTATCTACAAATGTAACGTCAGTTGTACCAATTCCATTAGAACCAGTAACAGCTAATCTGTTAGCATCAGTTGTAACCGCGAAACTAGCATAGGTAACTGGAAAAGTCATTGTGTTCTGAATGAACGCAGCGTCTCTTACGTTTGAACCTACAGTAGTTCCTGTGTTTACTTGTATCGGTCCTGTTGTAATAGGTCCCGAAAAGTTTGTTTTTGCCATAATTATAATCCTCCTAGTTAATTTGAATATAGTCTCTAGGCCGTCGACTATACGCGTCTATATCCAATTAATAATTGTATAGTGATTATTTTATATAGTAGTTTTTAGTAGAGTGCAAGAGATCCTACAGGAAATGTACGATTTCAGCGATGTGGCGTTTATTTAAGTAGCCACAGAAACTTGGGGGGCAGAACTCCTGATTTTATTTTCTCTATCAGAAATTTTAGATTCTTCGAGTTTGATCTCAGTAATAATACCTTTAATTGCATTATCGATTTCGACCATGTCCAGAGTATATTTTCCACTTTGCTCATACTCCGACTGCCACCTCAACTCCAAGGACCGTTTTTGTTTGTACAGGTCTTGTAACACTAACAACCTCCTCATAGGTTATTCGGTTTAACGGGGCATACATTCCCGTTGATTCCCATTTTATAGTCTTTTCTCCTAGTTTGTCAAGGATTGATTGCTCAATTGACGGAGCATTATCTTCAGCCCATACTTCAAAAGAAGCATAGTGATCGTAAGCCCATATTTTTACTAGGAAATTTTTCATATATTCACCCTTATAAATAAAAAAGGGGCCGTTTTGAGGCGGCCCCTTAGTTTTGTTAATGATTAAGCACCTTCAACACCGTAGATACCTCTAGGGTCTGATACTCCAAATGAGTATCTTTCTCTAGCTTTGTATCTTACGTTTCCTGTTGAGAAGTCACCTTCCATTTTAGTTTGGATAGGTAGTCTCTCAAAGTACTTCATACCATTAGGCACGTCAGTGATAATGTACCAAGAATCAGTATCTGTTAGATAGTGATTTACTCTGTAACCTTCAGGAACCATTCCCATAGATTTCATAGCATTGATATCGTTATCAGCTGTACCAACTCTACCTTGAGATTTTAACAATCTCTCAGCGTTGAATTGGTTTTCAGAAGGAACGATCATTTTCATTCCTCTAGCTGCGATTTTAAGACCTCTTTCATCAGTCATTGCAGCAATGTCGATCATTGCTTGCTCTAACGATGTTTCGTTAAGGTCCGCCTGTGTAGTAAGCGTGTTTGAAAAAGTTCCAGCGATAGTCGGGTGTGCTGTATTGAACAAAGAAACTGCATCACCAGAATCAAAGTTATCCGTAGTCGGTAAACCTTGGTTTAGTGGGTTAGCTGCTTTGATCTGTTTAGCATTCGACATAGATCTCGCTAGCGCTTTTGTATAACGAGACGAAAGTCTGTCATACAGGTTGTCTTCCATAGCTTCTTCAGTTAAAGCAAATGCAAGTGCCACTGTTTCATTAGTGTATCTTGCAGTAAATGTTTCTTGTGCATTGTCGTAAGCAACTGCTGAACCCTCAGGTTTAACATATGCGTTCGCAAAGCCAGATAACATTACTTCTTCTTCAAAAGCTCTGTCAGAAGTCTCAGTAGCGTAAATTTCTTTATGCTCCTGGTCGTATCTTTTATATTCCAAGCCAAATAGTGCATTTAGACCTGGCTCTAGTTCTTTAACTAGTTGTTGTCGTGATATTGCCATAGTTTAATTACTCCTTATTAGGCTGCACCAGCAGTTCCTGATCCCAATAACGACTCATTTAGCATCACACGCCAGTTGACGTTTGCTGCTGTTATGTCATTATTTTTTGGATCACGGGAAACACCGATTATTTTTAATTGTCCAGTAGTTCCTTGAGTTCCGTCATCAAGTTCCATTGAACTTACTCCGTTTAAAGTAGATCCTCCTGTACCAACTATATCATAACATTTGAAGATGTCAGCTTGAGCTGAAGCAGCTGCATTGTCAGATTGTACTTCGTACATTTGAGTGGGGCTGTCGTAAACGAAAGCCTCAATATCTTTACTTCCAGGAGGCGTTATGCTTCCAGGATAGTAATTTTTAAACGTAGGTTTTAGTGTTGTTGGGTCATTGTAGAAACATCCCCAGAAAGCTCCTAAGTTTAACTCTAGACCAGCTGTCTGTAAGTCTACATATCCTGTACCTGTAGCAGGTGAACCTGCTAAAGAACCTTGATATATAACACTCGCATCACCAGCGTCTATCCAATAAGAACTGAATCCAGTGGAATCATCTTGTTGACCAATTGTCTTTAACGGTCTTAGACCGAAAGCGGCATCTTGATTAGCCATTGTGTTTTCCTCCGTTGTGACCTGTCCTTGCGGACCTCCAGTCACGGTTAATTTAAATTCGTTGATTAGTATTTGTTAAAAAACTCTTACTTACCACCGAAAGATTTGCTAGAGCGGCTATCATAGCTGATAGGCATGCTCGGGTGCTGTTCCTTCAGTAAATCGTTTTTGACAGCATCGTCTCGTTCTTTAGCTTTTTCACTATAGTACTTCTGACGTGCTTCGGCGATCTCGTCTGGTATTCTGGCCAGCAACAGACCTCCAACTCCGATCACTCCCTTGTGTTTGCCGTCTTGTACGACTGGATAACCTGTGTCTTTGTACTCTGAAGCCATAACTAATTCATATCCTGATCTTAATTTACCAGAAATATTTTTAGTGTCATCAAAGCCAAAACTTTCAGCTCTTATCCATCTGTGTCGAAAACCATCCGGCGCAGGTGGTGCATCTAAAGATGAGGGTGGTGTCCATTCAACAGGTCGCTTTGTAGCTTCCCTTGTCTCGGACGCGCGTGAGTCTTTTTTAACTTCCTCTGTAACTTTTTTAGTTTCAGTTTTAGTTTTTTTCATATGCATTACTCCTCTACGTTTAATTGTTTAGCATATTCTTCAAGTGGCACATTCAGTTTTTTAGCAATTGCTACTTGTGACGATGTGAGTTTCACAGTTTTGCGACCAGTACCTCTTTTAACGTTTCGCGTAGCCGAAGCTACAGTTTGTGTAGGTTTAGTCGTTTGTTCTGTTACATTACCAAATTTATGGGGGAATTCAAGCTTTATTCTTCTATCTAATTCTCCATAATAATCCTCAGATTGAGGGTCGTAACCTTCCTCTTCTACCAATTTCCTATGCATATCAAAAGCCGTGTAAGTCATAGCATTATCACTGCCAAACCACTGGTTTTTAGATGCCCATTCAGTTGCTCTCGCATCTGGTTTAGGTTGTCTTGGTTGTTGAGGTTGTCCTTGTTGAACCGCTGATTGTTGATTTAATTCACTCTTCTCTTTAGTTTTGGCTTCTTGATTAATTTTCATTTCAGCCAATCTTGCTTCTTCATAACCTAATTTAGCGATTTCTTTTTGTGCATCAACTTCATCAGTTATGTTTCCAGATTCTCTAGCAGTAGTTAATTTACTTTTAGCTGCTTCAAGACTTGAAGTAATACGATTTTCCATTTCAGATACATATCCAGTATCTAATTTAGCTAATCGTTCTTTTAAAGATTTTTGCTCTGTAACAACAGAACGTGCATAACGTGTTGCTTCGTCTCTTTGACGTTCAGATTCACGCATACGTTTAGTAAGTTTAGCGATTCGTTTTTTAACGCCTTCACCATACTCATCTAATTCTTTTTCTTTTACTTCTTCTTCTGGTTTCTTTTCTTCTTGTATAAGTTCTTTAGTTTCTGTTTCTTGTTTGGGTGCTTCTTCTTTTACTTCTACTTCACCTTCTGGTTTTTTTTCTGGAACATCAACTTCTTGAGCTCCTTCTTTAACCGTTTCTTCTGGTAAAGTAACTTCTGTATCAGGTCCATCTGATGGCAGATCTATTACTTTATCTTCTTTTTCTACGTTTGGCATAGTTCCTCCCTATGATTAATATTCATGCAAGATATCCTCTGGATTCTCGATGGTTGCTAAAACTTCGTCGTCATTTAGCAGACGAACTTCGCCACCTTCTATTTTTATTCTAGAGCCTGCATAACGTGCGAACATTACCCAGTCTCCTACTTTACACCATGGCCCATTAGGAAATCTTTCCTTATCTTGATAGGCATGGGGTCCTACTGCTAGAACATTTCCACATTGAGAAGCAACTTGTTG